ATTCCAGCCTTCGAGATCATCCCGATGACGCTCTGCCCGCCGTGGCAGTGGGTGGGCGACCTGAACGGCGACTACGCGGTGAACGTGCCGGACCTGTTGATCCTTCTGCGGAACTGGGGCGAGTACGGGGTGCAGGACTTGCTTGCCATGCTGGACAACTGGGGCGACTGGACGGGGTGGGGGGTGGTGTTCGACGGGACCGCGCCTTACGCATCCGAAGGCTTTGAGTGGTGTTGATGATTGATACTTTGCCCAATCCCGACTACGAGACAGACGACGTGAGGATGTACTGCGCCGACTGCCTTGAGATCCTTCCGCAGTTGCCGGACGGGTGTGTGGATGCGGTGGTGACTGATCCGCCATATGGGATGGGCAAGGGTGAATGGGATTGCGATATCCCCCAATGGCTTCATCTTGTGGGCGGATTGCCGACCGCTACGTTTTGCGGAGTTGTCGGAATGCGAGATTATCCGACTGCCGACTGGACTGGCGCGTGGGTGAGGCTTGCATCGACCCAACGCAACGGGAGGCTGCGTGGTTTCAATAATTGGGAGCCGATTCTGTTCTATAACTTGGACCGGCTTGATAACGACACCATCAGCGTGCCGAATATCCATGAGGATACGGGGCATCCAACAACCAAGCCAACCAAACTGATGTTTTTGCTCTTGGGTAAGATGCCACCCGGCCTAATCCTCGACCCCTTCATGGGCAGCGGCACCACGGGCGTAGCCTGCATCAAGACCGGCCGGAAGTTCATCGGGATCGAGAAGGAACCCAAGTATTTCGAGATCGCGGTGAAGCGGATCGAGAAGGCGTATGAGGATCAAGCGCTGTTCGCGGGGTGCGGATGAAGCGTTTCATGCCCATCCTGTGCGGCATCCTGTTCGGGTGCTGCTGCGCGCTCGGCGTCCACCTGTGGGACATCACGGCCGAGTCCGATCGGGCAGCGAAGATCCACATGGACTACGAGACGAAGATGAAGGAGCTGTGTAGGCTCTGTGACCAGATGGGCTACGCGCGCGGCTGGCAGGACGCCACGTTCGCGCGCGAGCAAGAAGTGGCGATGCTTCGATGAAGCGATACTGGTGGATATTGCTCGACGGCCGGTGGCAGATCGCATGGGCGAGCCTTGCCAACCGCGCCCGCGAGCGGGGCTTCCTGACCGAGTACGCGCCCGGCGCGGCCGACCCAACAACGGGCTGGATCGTGCGGGCCGACTGACGGGATAGTGACAACTGAAGACCCAGCAGACATACGAGTACAAGCCCGTAAAGCTGTACGGGGAACTCTACGACCTGCTCGAACTCATCGAGTCCGGCGAGTGTCCGAGCGAGGTCCTCATCGAAGGCCCGGCGGGCACCGGCAAGAGCTTCGCGTGGGCCGTGATGCTGGTGCTGCTCTGTGTGCAGAACCCCGGCATCCGGGTACTGCTCGGCCGCAAGACGCTGAAGTCCATGCGGCAGTCCATTCTGGTGACGATGGAAGAGTGGGCGTTCCCGCGCGGGTTCCAGTTGCAGTCAAAGGACAAGTCGGGCGCTTCCCCGAAGGGGCGCAGATACCACCAGGAGCCAAGATACTCGTTCCTGAACGGTTCTGAGATCGTTTGCTACGGCTTCGACGACCCTGAGAAAATCAAGTCGTCGGAATACGACATCATCGCGGTGAACGAAGGCACGGAGATCACCCTGAACGACTGGGAGATCGCCACTTCCCGGCTGCGGCACAACAAGTTGCCGTATGGTCACTTGGCCTTGATCGACTGCAACCCCGGCGCGCCGCAGCACTGGCTGAACCGGCGCGCGAACGACGGGAAGATGCACCGGATCAAGACGTACCACGAGGACAACCCGACGCTGTTCGACCCCGAGACGGGGCTGCCGACGAATCACGGGAAGAAGTACATCGAGCGGCTGGACGAACTGACGGGTGTTCGTTACCAGCGATTGAGGCTCGGCAACTGGGTGGCGGCGGAAGGGGCGATCTGGCCGAACTTCAACGAGCATGACCACATGCTCGACGGGGAACTGAAGCAGGACGAGACGACCAAGCGTTGGCGCATCATCCGCAACGACGGGGACGATATTGGGCTACTTTGGTTCTTTGCGGGCGTGGACTGGGGCTGGAAGAACCCCGGCAGCATCCTCGTCTTCGGCGTGGACAAGGACAACAAGGCGTACATGGTCCACGAGGTCTACCGCTGCGAGAAGGACAAAGTGTGGTGGGCGGAGAAGGCGGAGACGTTACGCGAGAAGTATGACATCGCCCGGTTCATCTGCGACAGCGCCGAACCGGACAGCATCCACCTGTTCAACAAGCGGATGTGCGAGGCGGAAGGAGCGAAGATCGCCTACCCGGTGGACAAGCATCGGATCGGGTACGAACCGAGCTTCAGTGTGGTCCGCGAGATGTTCGACAAGAAGCGGCTGTTCCTACTGAGGGACGCGCTGGAGGCGGAAGACAAGATGCGGCGGGACGCGCGGAAGCCGACCTGCTGGTACGACGAGATCCCGAACTACTGCTACAAGCCCGAGAAGGACGGGCAGGCGGTGAGGGAGGAACCGGCGGCGGACTCAGAGGCACACGGATGCGATGGCGCACGCTATAGCCTCTGGTGGTTCGACCACAACGACTGGCGACCGGAAGAGGAAGTGAAGGGGTTCCCGAAGTGGTCATACGGCGACGTGCTGGGCCATGATGAAGTCGAGTTTACTGGCAAATGGGGATAGCAATGCCCTGCAAACCAAAGAAGCCGAAACGACCGCGCCCGAAGCGGCCCCGGCCCTACTGAGCAACACGGAGGCCACGATATGGCAACGAAGATCGACTGCACGAACATGAGTTACCGCGAGTTGCAGACCCAATGCAAACTCGTGGGCAAGGGCGGCGACGGCAGCCGCGAAGACCTGATCGCCAAACTGAACGGCGAAGACCTGCCAGAGATTCCGGTCGATCCACCACCGGAACCCGAGCCGGAACCCGAGACGCAACCACACGGGCGAGAGGACAGCCGCTTCCTATGCGGGGGCAACTGGGTCCGCCTGGTCCCCGAGCGGCCCCACGGCATCGACATCCTGAACAACAGTTTTGATGTAGTCGCGCAGGTCCGGATGCGGAAGCGTGACGAGATCGGCCGCTGGGTTCCGCTCGATAACCCCCGCAGGTTCGCGGTGCTGGCCGCGTTCGCGGACGAGATGTACAAGCTCATCGAGAGCGGGGACGCCCCAAGCGGGGCGCTACGGCAGCGTATCGAAGGCGCTCTGTCGCAATTCGGCGGCTAACGCACCGGGGGCTGGCCGGGAAAGAACACAATGGCTCTGAAGACAGACGACCCTTCTTCGCTCTGGGAAGAGATCCAGGCGGCGGAGGAACAACGCGACCACCACACGAACTCCGTGAAGAACATGGTCGAGATGTACACCTCGGGTGCATATCGAGACGACGAGGGCAACGTGTGGCCCGAGAATCACTTCTACGAGTGGTTCCGGCTGACGACTGCGCAGATCGTGTACGACAACCCGAAGACACGGGTGCGTTCCCGGCGAGAGGCCCCGGCGTCCATGATCCAGCGCGTCGAAGAACAGGCGCAGCAGTTGATGGAAGGGTTGCAGACCGGGCAGGTCGGCCCCGAGGGGCTGATGCAGATGCAGCAACTTGAGCAACAGCACCAGGCCCTCATCTTCCACCGCAACATCGCCTATGCGATGGAACACGGGTTGAACCGCTGGGTGCGGGAATGCAACCTGCGGAAGGTTCTCAAGCGGCTGTACGTCGATTCGTCGTTCGCGTTCGGGGTGGGGATGACGGCAAGTGAACGGCGGACGGATCTGGACCCGCGACAGACGGGGGCGTATTACCTGCCCAAGCCGTACCAGTTGCCGATGGACTACTTCGGGTTCGACCCGTACGCGCTTCACTTCGGCGCGGCGCGGTACGCCTTCCATAAGTGGGTCCGCGACAAGGACGACCTCATTGAAGAGGCGGAATCCCAGCCGGACAAAGACGAGCCGGGTGCGTGGGACATTGACGTTCTGCGCAACCTCACGCCGGGTGCTGGCATCGAGTCTTTGGGCCGCGAGAAGACGGGCTACGCCCCGACGCGTGGTGAAGTGGTTGGATACGACCTGTGGATACCCGAGGCGTTCAAGGACGTTGATGGGCATCCGGGTCCAGACGAGGGCTTCCACGGTTCGATCTACACGTTGATGTACGGGCAGGGCGAGAGTAGTGAGGGGGCGGCGGCGTTCATTCGCAGTCCGCGTCCGTACTACGGTCCCACGACCGGCCCGTACTCGCTGTTCGGCGTCTACACCGTGCCGAACCGCGCGTACCCGATGGGGCCGCTGGCTGCGACGTACCACCAGACGGTGGACCTGAACCAAGTGGCGAAGGCCATCAACAAGGCCACCTCTGAATACAAGCGAATCATCCTGTTCGACGCCTCGAACCCGGAACTGGGCAAGAAGCTGAAGAAGACCCCGGACGCCTTCATTGTCCCTGTGAAGGGATTCAAGAAGGACGAAGTGGTCCAGATGGAATTGGGCGGCGTGACCCCGCAGCACCCGGAACAGTTGGCGTTGATGCGGGACCGGCTGGACCGCAATTCCGGCATCCACGAGGCGCAGCGCGGCAACGTGCAGGGCGCGGCCACGGCGACCGAGATCGCGGTGGCGGACGAGTCGAGTTCACAGAGTCTCGCCTACGTCAAGCAAGAGTTCGCGGACTGCACCCAGCAGATGTTGAGCACAGCCGCGTGGCTCATGTTCCACGACGACCGCACGCGGTTCCCGCTCGGCGCAGAAGCGAGCGAGTTCTTTGGGATGCCCCAGGCTGAGTTCCGGGGCGGGATCTACGGGGATGAGAGATTTGAGGACTTGGAACTTGAGATCGAGCCGTACAGCATGGAACGGGTGAACGAGGCGCTGATGCAGCGGCGCGGCATCGAGATGACGGAACTGGCGATCAAGGCCGGGCCGGTGATGCCACTGACGCCGCAAATCGACTGGAAGTTCCTGTTCCAGAACATGGGCGACCGGATGAACGATTCCCAGTTCGGGCGCGTCATCAAGGCGGATGTAGCAGAGCAGATGCAGGGCCAGATGATGCAGATG